TATGATTGGACCGGCATAATGGATAGTGTTTAAGTTGTATGACCTGAAAGGGCGTACTAGCGGTCTTTTTCCAACGTACTATATTTATATTAAATAACCCTTATAAGGAAAACATGAAACTTAAACAATTGTTAGAAGGATATGCTTGGGAACGTAAACCCGGGGCTCCATTACCAACATTAGCTGATTCTACAGCAAAACATCAAGCCAATTTAACCGAAGATGAATTTGGAAGAAAATCTGAGTTTGACTCCGATGGCCAAAATGGAATTCCATTCGAAGCTGATTCTGATGTTGTCGATGCATTTAATCGTGTAGTTAAAGCATATCGTACGTGTACTAAAAATATGGATGATGACCAAGCATATAAAGTATCGCAACAATTATCAGAGTTTTTTACATAATTAAATGATCCGACTCAAAGATATATTATTAGAATATGAAGATTCTCATGAGTCTACAATGAATGTATTATTTGCCGTCGACGATCGTAAACTTCGTAAATTTGGATTCATTCGTCAATTAATATCTCAAGGTGTTATATTAGGAGATGTAGATGTAGCCCATGAACAAAGTTCCGAAGAATTAAAAGATTTAGTTATTGCCAATGCTAGTCCAGAATATGATTTAATAGTTGTTGTATCGAGAGGAATATATGACGATGACCCAGTAGATGTCATTAGAAATTTTGGCATCTTACAACAATATGCGGACAGTATAGATGTCCCAGTTGCATATTTTACTATTCCAACTTTACGTTTTATTAAAGATACTACATCGATATCTGACAATTGGACAGAAATTGAAAGATTAAAATTAAATAATTATTTACGGCAAATGTCTAATTCTGATTATTTAATTGATTTATCTGGATATGATCATAATGAATATTATTCTAAAGATGGTACTCATTTTAATCTTCAAGGACATTATGCAATGTATAAGTTATTATTCAATATAATACAAGAAGTCGATCCAAAGTCATCAGTGAAAACAGATATTGGTCCGAGTAAATTTAATTTGGGTGATGTTCAACGAAAACTTCAAGAGATGGGATATGAGATTAATCAACTCGAAATTATGAAATCACATTATGGCGAAACTACCAGACGTGCGGTGGATAATATTAGAAAACAATTGGGTTACCCGCCAAACGAAAATTTAACAAAATCATTAGCAAAAGCCATATTACTATTAACTATAGACCAAGAGCATAATATAGAAATTGAACGAGAATTTGAATTAAAATGTCCTAATCCAAAATACCCAAGGGCTAGATTTAACTATACTCCAGCTGACTATACTGGTAGGAATGGTATTGCCGGCAATTGGAATTTAACAAATATATATGGTGTAATATTAAATGCACAAGCTGCAGAACAATATAAATTAATGATCGATGCAATGCCGTCTAATATTAAGCCAAGCCAAACCCCCGGCGGTTTTAGATCATACCAAACGCAATATAACATTATCAATTGGGATCATTATGAATGCCATGGTATTTGGCGAACTAAACATCTAGTAGATGGTGCACCAGCTAAAGCGGCAGAACCAGGAAAGAGTAATCATGGAAAAGGTGCAGCCATCGACGTTAGTGGCACAACTACACAGGATTGGATACGTTCCAATGGAGAAGCATATGGTTGGTATTGGGGTGAAGTTAAGTCTGAAGCCTGGCATTTTACATTTGACTCTACGCTTATCGATACTGATGCTCAGACTGATGTAGAAAAAGGTGATATCGAAAAAGCTATCGATACTGGATTAGATTTAGTTCCGGGAGCTGGGGGAGTTATCAAAAAAGCTAAAGATTGGATAATACATTAAAATGTATAACTCTATATTTATAATAAAATAGATTACAATGAATATATTCGAATTCGATAACGTTAAACATCTTCAAATATTAAAAGAAGAATTATTACGAGCTAAACGACTCATGTTAGAATATAATGAGGAAGCCACTTGGGATGACAACAATGGATTAATGAATGATAGAGATAGAGCACAAGCTCTTTTGGATGTCGATGATGATCTAGGTCCAGATCTGGCAGATGAATATATGAATACACCATGGCTTGAAATTCCCGATACTATTACTAATCGTATAAATTTACGAAAATGGATGTCGGAGCCGTCATCACAGCCAATCACAATGCATATTCGTAGTTTAACAAGAGGCATTAATAATCAGATTAAAAATAATCCAACCGCGGCCAAATTTGTTAAAGCATATTTGTTAAAGAATATGGCTCAACGAATAGAAGAATTAACTTCTGATCAGATTAAAGATTTAATGGATAAACTTCATCAATTTCAGGCTTCATTAAGTACTTGGACTGCTCCGTCAGAAGAAGAGATGGAGGCATCTAATATTAGAATGAAAAATATAATGGATCAAGATCGAATTGATAATCCTGGATTTAGCAGAGATTAATGCAACAACAATTTATTCCTATAACTGTAACTATTGATACCGAATTAAAAACTGTCTTTATCAATGTTAATTTAGTTCAATCTGTTTATCAATTAGATGCAGATATTATAATAGAAATGACAAATCAACAGCAATATATGATTGTTAATACTAATTTGCAAGTATTTATGGATCGTTTTAAACAGTAACATATTTATATATAAATAAAGGTTAATATGACATCAAAAGAAATTTTCGAAGAACTCGAACAACTATGGAACATATTTAAAGAAAACCATGACAGGTATCAAGAAAAACAAGTTAAAGCTGCAGCTGTACGATCTCGTAAAGCAATTAATGAAATGCGTAAACTAGCTAGCAAGTATAGATCTACACAATTGGCAGAATCTAAAAAAATATGAAAACTAAATTAGAATATATTATACGTAATGTATTAAGTGAAGTAATTTCCGAACAGGAACAACAAGCCCCGGGTCAACAAGAGTCGGGCGCTAATGTTTTTAATGATCAAGAAAAACGATTTTTAGGAACCTTTGCTAAAGCTGGGTCACAAAACCTAGGTATTATATATTCTATTTCTGATATTGGAATTCGTGAATTTATTGCTAGATCTGGGCATCAATTTGAGTGCACCCCTGCAATATTATTGACATTATTACATGATAAATATATTAAAATAGTTCCATATACTGGATATGGTCGAGATACTGATTATACTATTGAATTACAAATACCAATAGACGCAGTTCAACAATATGCGTCGTTGGTAGGCAAAGCAGATGATGAACCGGCAGATGGTGCCCCGGCTACCGATAGTGGTGGTGGTGGCGGAAGCTTCGGTGGAGGTGGAGGTGGCGGTGGAATGCCTCCCCCAATGGATGATTTGGGTGGTGATGTAGCCGGTGATGCAGCTGGTGGTGATGATATAGCTGCTGACGGTGGAGATCCGTTAGATATCGAAACTGACGATGATTTAGACACCGAACCACCTGATCTAGAAGTAGCTCATGTAATTAAATATGGCGATTTATTAACAGAGTCTGTTAAAATAACTAAACAATTGATGCTTGAAGCGTCGAAATCTAAAAAAAAAAGTTCTAAATCTAAAGTAACTGATATAAAGATACATTTAGATAAATCTCGAATATTACGACGGGTACCTAGGGAATTTATACATCAACTTAAACGCGTTATACATAAAATGAAAGGACGTACGTTTAATAAATACGAGCAAGAGCGACTTATTGCCGATATTATCGATAATTTGCAACTTAACTTTGAATTATCAGACAAGCAAATCCTACGGTCATTTGAATTTCATCGAAATCAAAAAAGATTACAGCAATTTTTAGATAAAGAATAATTTTGATTATTGAATAATTTTTTCTATATTATTAATATATAATAAATTTTAAAACTAATTAAATTATGGCGTATTACACCGCAAAGATCCAATTGACTACAATTGTCGACACACCAAATGGTACAAAAGAGAAGAAAGCTACCGAAATGTATCTAGTAGAAGCATTATCGGTTACCGAAGCAGAAGCAAAGGTTATCAAAGACTTTCAAGGAGTTACATTCGACTTCGAAGTAAAGGCAGTTACTAATAGTAAAATCATTAAAATCATAGACTAATGTATAAACCAGGAAAAACAGTTATAGTAACACAAGATGATGTTAATAGAGTTGGCGTTGTTTTAGATGAATATAAAGTAAATAAACAAACCGTGTATGATGTTCTATTAGAAAACCGCAGTGCTATGTGTATGATCGGTACCGCTCCGAAATCAAATACACGAATTAATCGAACTCTTACTCAGCAATTATGTAATGAGGATAATACCACTCACATAATCAACACAATTCCATATAAATCCTTGGTAGATAACGAAATGTTACCATTTACCAAGTCATAATTTAAATTGTATAATGAATAAAACCGAATTACAAGAAAAAATTATAGAAAATATGTCAGGAACCGAGCAATTTGACGAATGGGATTCCTTAAAGGCAACAGATCCGGATTATATGATGCATAGTCCATTACCTGTTGGATATAATACCACATCAGAGCAACGATTCTTAATGCAAAACCTATTAATAGGATTAACTGCTAATAGTATTTTAGATATTGGGTGTGGTAGAGCTGATTTATATGGGTTCATTAATGATTTTTATGATAATAATATAATTTATCATGGAATCGACCATAATCCATTAATGATTGACTTAGCAAATAGGAAATATGATATTTCATGTTTAACCGGGGCCTTTGAAACCACCAATTTGCCAGTTGTAGATCATGTTGTAGCAAATGGGGTATTCACACAACGAAGATGTGAGACAGAAGATGACGATTTACGCAAATTATTAGTAGATATTGATATATTATATGAAACTGCTACCAATATGGTATCATTTAATTTACTCAATCCAATTAATAATACACTCCATGAAGGATTTTTTTATGTCCATCCCGGACTTATCATGGATATGCTAATAGAAAAATATCAAAACATAGTTGTACGTAATAATTATTCAAAAGACGTATATACAGTAGTAATTTATAAATTTTAAACAATCAAATGACAAAAAGCGTAAACCAATCTTGGGCAGTGTCCAATAAATTTAGAGCCAAATACGGAGATATATGGGCAAACATGGATTTTATTTTTAATGAAAGGATATCTTCGAATAATTTTAAGATAGATCCAATGAATACAGCCATAGGACATTTGTCCTTAGCTAATCGTAATGTATTATTACGATATAAAGATTTAATTGCATATGCAAAGGACGTAAGTAAATCAGTTAACAAAAGTCATAAGGCACCATTAACTGAATTGTTTCCTATAGAGATTAAAAATAACACATTCATGCTTAATCGAATAGAAATTGCTAGATTAAGAGAAACATTAGATGATACCTTGTTAACAACTCAACGTAGTTATGAATTAGGGTTATATTTATAATAAAGATGATGGATATATATGTATATTTATTTCGAAATGATTCATCTCTAGAACCAATTGGTCGTGTACAGGCAACGGGATTGTTAGACGCACGAAGAAAAGTCGGTATAATTAAAAAATTAGATATCGACTTAGTTGATCATTTATATATAATAAAAAAACTAAGCGACCATGAAAAACAAAATAGAAAACATCCACGTTAATTATTCAGAGTATAGTTATTTCAATTATATATCTAAACAAGAAGCTATTAACTATTTTTTTAATCTATATGATGAACATAAACCCACATCGGTAAATTTATCCCAATTCTTTGATGAATTAACTATAACGTCAGTTGATGCTGAATCAGTAGTTAATATCGATTCGGTGCCTAATAGTCTAGACCGGGTAGATGTGATGATTGATGATGAATTTTTAATGGTTGAGGCAAATAGTCTTAAGGCTATTCGAATAATATTAACAAGATTCATGGAATCCGGATATATGCTTCGCAGAGATCGAGAAACCGAGAAAATGTTTAAAAAAGATAAAACAACCAGATATATTAGGGTATTTTACATAATTGACCAAATATCCGGCATATGTTTGAACTAATAAGCCCCAAATACCGCGGTTTAACGACACTTATTAAAACTTATTAAAATGGCAAAGAAGAAAACAAAAACCCCGGCATATGTGCTTAAACAGTTCGAAAAGGCTATGTATAAAGCCGGTGATAGGGTAGTTATTGAATGGTTAGGACAAATAAAGATAGGATATGTTAAAAGGAATAAAGAAAATGCTTGGGGATATAGTTATATGGTTGAAGTCAAACAAAAAGGACTTAGGCCCGGAGACGACATTACCAATTATCCCTGCGGAATTCAAATCAAAGACTACAAAACCGATTACTCAGTCGGACTCATCTTACACGACAGAACACAACGAGGAGATTGGTCGCAGAGTACAGGAATTTATGAAAACGCCGGAAGCAACAAAACTTCGCAGCGAAATGACAGTACAAGCGTCGGAGGAAATGATGATAGCAATAGTAGAAAAGATGCAATCGGAGGATCATCCAATTCACACAAAGATGGTGTTAAGTCTAGCGCTACACGAGTGCACCCAATCAATGCAGAAACACGAGAATCTACTCAATTAGATGATGCTATTAATAAGCAGAAAGACTTCTTGAATGGATTTGTTAAAGATTAATACCCAACCTTGCCAGGATTCTTCGGCTTCGGTTTTGTCTTCGGTTTTGGTTTCGAAGTTGCGGCCGTGATCTTCTTTAAATAATTAAGTTGTAGGAGTTTGTATAGGGTCATTTCTTGCCTATTTACGGTAATAATGGTTTTCATTCCCTGTTCTCCGATCATCATCGTTGCAGTCTCAGGATGAATTGCTGGGAACTTTTTAGATATTGCTGCGGTTTTGAGCTCGGTTGCAATTGCTGTTGTCACATCCATTAAAGATAAATCTAATATGCCTTTTCTTAATCGGTTAATCATCTTTTTGTCAGCTGAGGTCAATGTTTTATTCTGCATTTTCCCCATAAATTCTTCGAATGATTTTGGATTTTTTGCAAGCTGGATAAATTCGAACATTGCTCCCCGTTTTTGCATCTGTGTTGTAGTTATTCCCATGGCCTTAGACAAAGCGTTGAGTGTACCAGAGCCACCAGCATATAACAGAGATGTAAATGGGAGTGATTTCGTGAAGGCCGTCGCTGCTTTACCAGCAACTGTTTCTTCTGTCGCCGCGCTGTACTTTTTAGAGTATCGCCACATCCAAAATGCGAACGCTAAACTCTTCCATGGATTGTTTTCTATCGTATCGAAACTGAATATATTTTTAAAACCTTCCCAGGTCCATCCCTCATCCGGCGGAGGTGGCGGATCACTTGGAGGAGGATCGGATAGTGCAACATTCAGTCCACCGTCTTTAACAGACGCGTTCATCCAATTTATTCTCTTCTCACTGTACGCTGCTTGTACTTGGGGATCAGTTGCCGCCAAATGCCACATCTTCCTATAGTATGCAGCAAATTCCGTCTTCTGAGCAACAGTCAATGTTGTCCATTTTTTACCTGGTGGATCGGGAGTATCTGCCTGGTCGTTTGGAGTTATGTCTAATTCCAATAGTAGTCGTTTTAATTGTATCATATATATTCGTTTCTTTTATATAAATATTGCGATTAATTTAAATGGGAAATTTCTCATTCGTCTCCATAATCTTTTCCGTACTCTTGTTTATATTCAGCTTCGGCTGCCTTGATGGCAACTGCTAATTGTTCATCGGTCATCTCCAGTATAGGTTTGGGGATATTTACAACTAGTTCAGCCCAAGCAGCTTGCGCCTCTTCACTATTATAAGCTTTATCATTTATTTCGAGTGTAATTTCTCCATCTAAATTTAGTTCATTATAGTATTTAACCCATATGGCATCTAACTCTTCAGTTGTCGCATTAGATAGCGATATAAATAATCCAAGCTGAATGGCAATTTTTGCTAATTTTGTAACACCAATTTTTCCAGCTTGTAACGCTTTTTTTATATAAAACAATGCAAACGATGCTTTATCAGTTTTAGCTGAGTTTATTAATGTTTTAATATTTTGTTTAAAAAATTGATTGAATTGTTTAGCTGATATAACTTCACCGGCTTTTACAATTGTATTTTGTAATTTTTTAGGATCTTTTAATATACGTTGAACGGCTGTTGTTTCTTGTTTAGTTAATGTCTTTGCTATAGCCTCTGCCTTCTTTTTATTTTTACCTAATGCGAGTACATATCGAACTACCTTACGAATACTGTCTTTGTTGAGTTTAGCTAAATCGGCAAATATAAAGTCGACTGTTTTAGACACTCCGGCTAATACTATAGTTTCGATTAATATTGAAACTGATTCTTCAAGATCAGATTCTGTATATTCCGCACCGGCTCTGTATACACCGATGGCTGAAGATATTGCTAATCCATATGGTAAAAACAATGCGAATAACTGAGCGTATTCTAATACAGACTCAGGTGACTCATCTATTTTATCAGCAATATTGAATAGCGATGGCTTATAAGACATTTTCTGAGATTGTTTAATTTTTGCTTGTTGGCCCAACCTTTGTTTAATATTATCTGTTATTTGAACAATATTTGGAATATGATATGACAGCGCCTTAATATTAGAATTTCCATATGGAAAATATTCGGACTCATTCCAATGTTCCCAATTTTCTTTTTCTAAATCCATCAATATATTCTTAATGAGTTTCCACCAAGTAGCTTCCATTGTTAATTGTTTAATAGTTATATTCGAAGTATACCCAAGTATATTGAGAGCATCTTTCATCCCAACATCGGTAAATGATTTTCCAGAAAATAATTCTAAATAATCTGGAATTCCGCAATATTTTGTTCTCTTATTAAGTCCTTGCTTAATCATATATTGGCAAACTATTTGGTTGACCCAATAATATTGCATTTGATTTTTTATCGATCGTATTGCGCTTAATGCAGATTCTTCATCATCAGCAAGTATCCCGCCTTTGCCCCGTGCATTAATAATTTTTTTAGCTATTGGAGTAGCTTGACGTATATGTTTCAATTGTTCTGCAGCGGACATATACACTAAACTTTTTCCAGCTCGTTGTTTTCCAGATTTATATTTTAATCCACCCGGTAAATATTGTGCAGCTGCTGGGTATGCTTTTAAAAATTCAGCTTTTCCTCCATATGGACCAAAATCTGGATGAATGCCGATTTTTAGATCTTTTTCTATTGTCGACCACATTAAAATATTGCCCCCAGCTGATCTATTTACTGGCCAATTTGGATCAGTTTTTTGAACTTTTGATTTTTCTGGGAATACTTGTGCCCAAACAGTTTCTTTTACATTTCCAGATTCTCCACAATCTCCTCTCCAATTATTATCTTCATATTTATCATCAGACATTAATTTTTCATAAACAGCGTCATTTGTCGCAGCAGGATTCAATGCCCCGATGCCTTGTGTAAACTGTTTATGTAAACAAGGAAATAATTTTGCTAATGCAATATTGATTTTTTCTTTTTCTTTGGGTCCTATGCTTTGTTCTTGGAGTAAAGACAATTCTTCTCGAATAATCGTTTCCAATAAACTTGTAGCGGGTCTTTGCATATTAATAAATATCGGCGAAACATAATTCGTGAATGATTAGGATATATGAAATATTTTCCTTATATTTATAATATATAATTAAAAGTTATGAAAAAATTAATCATTATGTTTTCGTTGATTGCCGGTAGTGTTGTTGGCCAGAATTATCAAATTCCTAATAGTTATACTATCGACAAAGAATTATCTAAACATGTATTCAATTATATTAATAAGCACCGTGTTAGTGAATCTAAAAAACCATATGTATGGGCTGATCTATATTATAACTCGGCAGCTGCTTGGAATCAAGAAATGGTTGAAAGGGGTATATGGGCCCATCGAGATAGAGCAATGTCAGATACTGTACCCGGGACTGAATTGATAGTTTCAGTTAATTTGATAAACAATCCTGAATTAAGTGAAATAGACTTTGACATGGTTGCTGACAGTGCTTTACGACAATGGTTATCATCTGATTGGCATAATGGTCCATTAATGGCAAAGCGCATGGAATATGTTGGTGAATCTGGTCCAATTCATTTAGCAGGCGTAGACAATGTTAATTACATGTTAACTAAATATGCAGCAATCAGTGCTTATGTGTATGACTATGGTCACTACAAAAAAGTACAAATGGTTATGCATTTAGCATATTATAAAGACAAATATGCAGATTCTTTTGATTTTTAAGATTATTGGCCTGACAAACTACGAGCTGCTTGAGATAATCCATCAACCCCCGTTTGTGTGTCAATATCAGCTGCGTCTTCGCCTGGATCTGTAAATAACTGGTTTAGATCTAAACATCCTTCCCAAAACTTATTGTACCATCCTCCGAATCCAATTTGGTATCCAGCTCCTCTATCAGTAGTACTACTTTTCTGACTTACAATTTGTTTCAAATCCATTGATGTCATAATTTCACCATTTTTACCAGGTTTTTCAATTTGGGATAATGCTTTCATGTATCTTGCCTTTTCAGCACCTGGAGTAATAACAGCTTGAGTTTCAATTTTTGTATTTGGAAAAGCCGATTGAAGTGCCTTTGCGAATCCATTGGCCCGGGCATTTGCGAGTAATGCATTTCCAGATTCACCTTGTCTTCCGGTAACATCATAAACGTCTGTTCCATTATGGTTTTTTGGAAACCCTGTTCCTAAATCATGTGTCGCAGCATTACCTGTTCCATTATTAAATGTTTCTTTACCACTTGCGGATGCTACAACTTTAAACGCAGATGGATTACCTAGAGCTGTTACGTCTTGTATAAATTTATTAACTACTGCCATGTTAAGATTTGTTTTACCTTTAACAAATATTTCTGGACTTAATGGTAGGTCTACAAAGCCTCCTTTATCATTACCAATTATAATATTAAAATCAGCTTGTGTTTCTGTTTCAGGTGCAGTTATTTCGCCTAACATGTAAAGTGGAACGCTTCCGTTCTTGAATAGTCCAGTTATCGGTCCAGGTTTTGCAGCTTTATTCGTAACTCGTCCTTGTGAGGAATCATTGTTTTTATACTTTCCCATTACGGGTATAGGATCGCCCTTAATTCGAAGATATGTTTGCCCTTGTGGTTTCCCGCCTGTTGCTATAGCATTCCATGCTACATTAACATTATACGTATTAACCGCATCAACGATTTCTTGTATAGTTTGAGATCCAAACCCGGCATCTTTTTGATCTTCACTAAATCCTGATTCTGCGGAAAATGTAGCAACCGATCGTATTTTACCAGGATTATCAGGATTATCATGTAATTGAAAAAAAGTTTTTTTTGTCAAAGAAGGCTGCTCAAGTTTGCTATAATCGTCTTCGGCAGCATATTCTTTATTTACTAATACTTCCCCGGTGTCTTTGGCGGCGTCATTCATTTTTGCACTCATTAAAGAAAGTATCAATGATTGATTATCCATAGAACTTATTACACGTTTGCCTCCGGTATATTTCGTAATACGGCTTGTAGCAGCGTTTACTGCATTTGCTATGGGATTAACACTCATTAAGTATTTTATATATGCGCTATTAGGACTTGTTAATCCTTCGGTTAATAGTTTAATCTGATTGATTTGCGATTCAGTTAAATTTTTAACTCCGAATCTAAGCATGTTTTCTGCTAATATGTTTTTCATTGTTTATTCCTATTAGGTTTCTTTTATATAAATATATGTATATCTAAAAACATGTAGATTAGGATTTCTGCATTTTTTTTCTTATATTAAATATAAAATTAGAAGTTATGATTAGATTTGGTTATGCCTGTAACAACATGGAATTAGGCAAGGCAGGTATTCGTACCGGCCGTACTATGATTCAGCGCATCTTCGAGCAAGGTGGTATGCCTTTAGCAAGCGATCGCAGTCTGCTTAACGCAGAAGATTTACTTCCTATACTCAAATGGAATTTAGCCCATGGCATTCGTCTCTTCCGCATAGGCAGTGAAATGTTTCCTCGTTGGAATCATTACGAGATCAAGGACTTGCCTGACTATGATCGTATCTGTGAGGTGCTGCAAGAAGCTGGTGACTTTGCTCGAGAGCATGGTATCCGACTCACTACACATCCAGGTCCTTTCCATATATTAGGTAGCCCCGATCCGGTTGTGGTTGAGAATAGTATTGTTAGTCTTGAGCGTCATAGCGAAATGTTTGATATGCTTGGCTATGCTCCATCTTATGACAACAAGATCAATATTCATATAGGTGCCGCTTACAATGATAAGCCCACTACTATTACACGATGGATCAAGAATTATTATCGACTATCAGAATCGGTTCGAGCTCGTCTTGTTATTGAGAATGACGATAAGGCATCTATGTATTCAGTTCGTGACTTATATGAAATGGTTCATACCCATACTGGTATTCCTATTACCTTTGACTATTGGCATCATACTTTTAATACCGGTGACTTATCCGAAGAGGCGGCCTTCTTTATGGCTCGTGAGACATGGGAGAAGCATGGTGTTACTCAATGCACTCATTACTCCGAATCTCGCAGACGTGAGCAGCAACGACTTATAGAAAATATTTGTGAGAAACATAATATTGCTTGGGAGGACTTACCAGAATGGCCTACCTTTGCTGCGGCATATAAAGAGTTCAGCAAGATCAAAGAGCAAGCCCATGCAGATTATATATTGACTACTCCGAATACTTATGGTGTAGATAGTCTGGATGTTGTTGTTGAAGCCAAGGCAAAAGAAAAAGCTTTGCAAAATATCAATGTAGAGTGTTGTCAAACGCCATTAATTCTAGATTAACATATTTATATTAAATAGTAATTAAATTAAAAAAAAGGTCAAAATGCCAGAATACCGTTACAAAGCAAAACTAACCGATGACATCGAAGATGCAAAGGAAATCGTACGAACTACAGGAAAAATGTTATTAGAAGGAAAAATTGATAAAACATCAGCAATTGATAATTTAGCTCGAGCTTTCCGTAAATTAGAATCAGCAAAGTATTATATCGATCGAGAATAAGTGAATCGTATATTTCCATATATCGTATTAGCAGCGGCTCTGAGTTTAGCAGGTACCGCTGCATATTATAGTGTATTTGGTTTAAGTAAACTATTTTCTGCCCAAGCAACTGCTGTTATAATAATGGCATCTATATTAGAGGCGTCTAAATTAATCACCGCTTCCTATTTACATCGGCAATGGAAATCAATATCAATCTTATTAAAAACATATTTAATAACCGCAATGTTTATTTTAATGTGTATAACATCATTGGGTATATATGGATTCTTAGTTTCAGCATATCAAGAAACTGCATATGAATTAGAAACCCAAGATGCAAAAATATCTGTATTAGAATTAAAAAAATCTAGATATCAAACCCAGGTAGTTGATATACGTTCAGAAAAAGAATCACTTAATAAGAATATTACCGAATTAACTACTGGATTATCTAATAACGTTATTCAATATACTAATGCCGAAGGCCAGGTTATCACTACAACATCTTCAGCAACTAGACGAACTTTAGAAAAACAACTACAACAAACTACAGATAGACGTGATACATTATACTCCAATGAAATTGCATATTCAGACTCGGTTAGCAACCTGGATCTGCAGATGTTAAAATTACAAACCGAGTCCAAAGTTTCGGCCGAGGTAGGACCTATTAAATATGTAGCACAACGATTAAGCCAACCGGTTGATACTGTTGTCAATTGGTTTATATTATTATTTATATTTGTATTTGACCCATTAGCTGTCATGTTATTGATAGCATCGAATAAACTTTTTCAACCTATACAACCAAAGGTAATTAAGTTAACTGGAGATGATGTTGAGGAGAGTAAAGCCAAGAGGGTTAAAGCCCCAACTCAACCACCTCCACCTATACAAACAGATATCGCCGTTGTGGATAACACAAATGAAGATATATATGAAGAACAACCAAAACCAAATCGAGTTATATTAAAATCAGAAATCTTATGAGAAAAACAAAAGTTACAAAATCTAGATCCGGGTATAAAAAAATGCAATGTAAATACTGCGATCGCATTTCGGAAAGAGTAGATAATAATGCTACAGGAATTACATGTTGGAAATGCACTCAAGACGCAGTGAATGGAAAAGTATTGGAATTACGAAAATAATTTAATATAATAATATTATGTTAGAAGCAAAAGAAATAAAAGAAAATTGGGATTCATTTCGAGAAGAGATTGATTTACAATTCCCAACCAGAGCCAAACAAATTCATAAAATGTATGATGACTTTGAAGATCGTATCGCAATGATGCCAGCATCTTCAATGGCACACTTTCACAACGCATTCGCAGGAGGTTATATAGACCACGTAATTCGCGTAATGAATTGCACTCATGAATTATATAATTTATGGACTAAATTAGGTGCCGATATGTCGGGATACACATTAGAAGAATTAATGTTCGCAGCAATGCATCATGATTTAGGTAAAGTAGGATTTCCAGGAGATGGCAAGGAAGTTTATCAAGTAGAGACATCGGATTGGCATAGAAAGAATATGGGAAGGCTATATAAGCACAATGAAAATATTCCTTTTACTATGGTGCCAGATTTATCTATTTGGTTATTACAAAAATATGAAATATCAATGTCTTGGAATGAATACCAAGCTATTAAAATTCATGATGGAATGTATGATGATTCAAATAAACCATATTTTGTAGCTCGATCAGAAAAAGCTAAATTAAAAACTAATATGGCTATTGTTTTACATCATGGTGATCATATGGCTGCGCAAATAGAATATGAGCGTTGGAGAAACCATAAGGCAGGATCACCTAATCCAGTTTCAGAAAAAAGCAAAGCAACTAAAAGTACCGCTATGAAAAACTTAGCAGAAAATAATCCAAATATAGGTAATTCTATTGCGGATATCTTTAAGGATATGTCATGATAGCATTTATTATATTAAGCGTATTGTTTTTTGGTGGGGTTATATATTTTGCATATCGTGCATATGTATTAGCCGGAGTATTGGCAGACCAAGAAGAATATTATGATTCAGTTTCATCTACAAATACATATATGTATCATAGAATTAAACAAACCTATGATGCAATGAAGCGTGTAGATAGATTAGGTGCATTTGAAAAAGATGATGAAGCAGGAACAACATTTGAATTATTAAAAGAAATAGTAGAAGAACTAAAAGAGGAATTTGATGGCGAGGAAAAGAAAGAAAAGTAATAATTATTATACAAGAATGCAAGATGTTGCAATTTGTGCATATAATAAATCAGAAAAGTCGATACAACGGGAACGAATATATCGTAGATTTATATATCCACCGTTTATGAAATTATCAGAAAATTTAATTAATAAAGTTAAACCAACATATATTAAATCTTCGTTTCAAGACTTACAAACAGATCTAGTTACATATTTAACTGCTCGTCTTGATAAATTTAAACCTAATGCGGGTAAGTCGTATTCTTATTATACTAGGACGTCATTTAATTATTTAATTGCTGAAAATCAAAAAGCATACGTTAAATTAAAACAAGATCGTCAACCTATTGATGTTGATGAACGTCGTAATATAGTAACGGAAATGCATAATGATGATATGCGAGAAACGTTAAAAGAATTTATGGATGCATATATTGAATATTGTTATGATAATATAAATTATATATTTTCTAATCCAACCGATATCCATGTTGCTGATTCAATTCTTCATATATTCGAAGTGCGAGATAATATAGAAAATTATAATAAAAAAGCACTTTATATTTTTATTAGAGAACGCACGGGCCTACAAACTACCAATATAACTAAAGTAATTAAAGTATTAAAAAATCTATATGAGCTCAAATTTGATGAATATTCAAATTCAAACTTCATGAAATTACCTTTTTAATATTTATATTTAAAGGAAGTCATCGATGGATAGAAATGACGAAATATTCAAAGGTACCAGTTTTGCCGATTTAATGCATGACGTTTATCATAATTCTAAAAAGAAAGACCGACAAATAAATCAATTAATTTCTCAATTACAACCATTAATACGTAATGCATCAGATGCTACGATTATTGTACCACTTATAAAAGAGTACTTAGACGTCGCAGTTAAGAATGATGATCATCTAGTTAAATTAACCGCTATTGTACAGCGTTATATATCTACAACACAAACTCTAACAGGAGCCGACTCATTATTAAGTGATGAAGAAAAACAACAATTGATTCGTATTGC